CAGGTTTTTTTAAGTAAATATCTACTGCCTTGAGTGCTTTTCCACGAAACTCTTCTACGGTGACAACATTAACCACGACAAGACGAGATGTGTCGATGCCGCGTGACTCCAAGAGTGATTTGGTAATAGCGGCTTCAGTATCAAAGTAGAGACAATAACCATCGGGGTTATTATCAAGAAAATTCTTAACCACAGCGAGAGAAAAGAAAGTCTTTCCAGTACTAGACTCTCCAGCAATAGCAGTAATCTTATTGCCAGATACACCGCCAAATATGCTACCTGAAACCAGTGCATTAAAAATGTATGAACCCGTGTCAACATAAGTTTCAGTCTCATCAATATCTGCTGCCAGTTGTGTATACTCTCCACCAATTTCTTTTACGATGTCTTTTAAAAAGTCCATAATTATGCAAACAATGATTCTAATGTATTTGTTTTTTCTACATTCCAACCAATACAGTTCAGAATGCTTTTAAGAGGATCAATAAAACTTTTCTCAAACTGCAAATCATAATCAACATATTTATTGAGACCCAGCTCCTTTGGAAACTGTTGAATAAAAGAAATAACATTCTCTCTGATTGGATTTGCATTCTTTAAGAAGATAAATTTAATCTTCTCCCCATTATTAATCAGTGGATACTTTGAGTCCAATGATTTATCTTTGATATAATGATTATACAGCAAAGCTCCTCTTGTGTGAATAGGCGTCCCCTTTGTATAAATTGACTGATATGATCTGTATTTTGTGAGTTCATTTACAGACCTTGGGAAAGAAATATCTTCTGGAGGAAGTTTATAAAACTCTTTTTTAAATGACTCCACAAATGAAATCAAATCGTCCTCTGTTTTGTTCATGATGATGTTGAGTGCTTCTTTAATCTTCACTCTGCAAGGTGCAGGGGTAGAAGATTTAACTGCCTCAATACCCATCATCTTCAGTTTTGGAGTTTCATATCTAACTCCTTCACTATCCCAAACATTCAGAATGTATCTTTTCTTTGCAGTCCAGATTCCACGATCAGCAATGTTTTCACGTTTCATCTGCATCTTCTGCTCATAGGCATTTACATAGTCAGCCAATTCTTGGTAGCAACCTTCAATATACTTTTCAAGTTCCACCTGACAGACCTTATCAAGGAACGTGACAATGCTTTCAGTAGTTTTCTCTCTTCCCTTGAATATAGTTTCAACCAAAGGACCCATATTGAGATACACAGAATCAGTATCCACAGCAATAACATAATCAACTCCATCAGTTTTGAGAATCTTATTCATATACTGGTTCAGTTTATTTTCAATCCAACGAATTGAAACCTGACCAGAAAGAGTTACTGCTTCAGCATTTGCAAGTTTGAAGTATCTAAAGTACTCATTACCAACAGCACCATAAGCAGAGTTCAGAGAAATCTTCTTTGCCATCTGAATGTTATTGCACCTTGCAATTTCTTTTTCCAACTCTTTTGTTGGAGATTTTTCATACTGCTGCTTTGCCTCAAGCATCTTCTTTTTATAGATAACACGATCTCTATACATCTGCTCCATCAGTTCAGGAAGGAATCCCCTAACATCCTTCCTATACATAGAACCATTAGCACAAACTGCATAGTCCTTGTAATCAGAAAAGTCAATTGACTTATTCAGAATTCTTTCTACTGATGCAGTTGGATGCCTCTGCTCCACAAGTGTTTCTGGACTGATGTTATACATCATCAGAAGGTGAGGATACAGTGAGTTAAGGTCAAAGTTGACTACCCAATCATACTTACCAGGAACAGGTTCTTTTACAAAAGCTCCAGCAAATTTAGAATCTTTTTTAGTTTCTTTCTTGAATGGAATAACAATGTTTTTTTCTTTCAAGTAATTGTAGATAATAGAATCCCAAGTTCTTACCTGAAAGAACACATCATTATAGTTTCCTTTTGAGTCATATGCCATAGTAATGCACAACTCAATCAGTTTCATCTTGTCTTCCAAACGGTCCACAAGTTCCACGTCAACGATGTTATACTCTACAAATTTTTGCCAATCCTTTGTATAAAATTCTTTAAAGGTATCATATTCAGAGTGGTCCAGTTTTTTCTGTCCCAGTTCTACACTTGCAATATGGTCAAGACGATATGACTCTTGATTTGTATAAGTAAATTTCCTATACAACTCAAGATAGTCAAGAATAGTCAAACCTGCAATATCACATCTGGTATGAGTCCTTCCCTTAAGAACAACCTCATCTTCAGTAACAATACCCCAAGTAGAAAGTTGTTTAGCAACCTTTGTGCCAAGAACCCTACAAAGTCTCCCATACACATATGGAATATCATAAAGATCACAGTTCCAACCAGTAACTACTTCTGGAGAAAACTCTTCCCACCAAAAAATAAACTTATCCAATAGATCTGCCTCACTTGTGCAGTAGTGATAAGTTACATTATTTTGTTTATTGACAAAAGGTTTTACGCCCCAAGTAGTAATTTGCTTTGTGGCGTAATCCTGAACAGAAATTGTCAGTAGTTCTTCCTGACAACTTTTAACATCAGGAAATCCATTCTCAGATGCAACCTCAATGTCAATGGTAATCAGTTTGATTTTAGTAATATCAAACTTGATTTCACCCTTATAATTTTCTGAAATGTATTGGTTGATGTATCTGGTGTTGCCATACAACTCAAAGTTTTCTACATTCTCATACTTACTAATAAATTCTCTTGTTTCACGAATGGTTCCTGGTTTGACTGCTTCTACATAATTACCCTCAAGTGTTTTAAACTTTGTTTTTTTAGGCGTTTTTACATACAGAGTTGGGTAAAACTCCTCCCTGTTCTTATAATGTTTTCCGTCAGCATACCCTCTGGAAAGTATTTCATTTCCAACAAGAACTACATTCGTGTAAAAGTTCATTTAATAGTCTTCAAATAAAGTTCAACTTGATCTGGTTTAGGATCTACAATAGTAAAAATAGAATCAGAATGAATCATCAGTTCCTTCTGATTAGTAAAGACTGGCCATCTTTTTAGTTCATAAGTTGTTTCATTTGAAACAAACATCTGACAAGGATTTGTCAATTTACAATCAGGTCCTCCAAGTTCAGATTCTACTTCTTCAATTTCTGAAATCAGAATAGAATCATTCTTCAGAATTAGGATTTTCAGATTTTCCATTTACTTGCTCCAAATACGAATTTTTAACCTCATCAAGAGGTTCTACCACTGTAACTACCCAATCAGATGGAATTTTGATAGTCTTATCTTTAGAAAGAGGAATGTATGGATAGAATACAACTCTTGTATTATCTTCCTCAAGTCTTGTAACAAAAGGATTTGTAATTTGATACCATTTACCATCAATATCTTCTGCAGTTACTTCTGCAATCACATCTTCATATGATTTCAGAATCAAAAGTTTAACAGACATAATTCTCCAAAGTTAGTGATTTATCTTGTAATTTTATAATGTGATCAGCAAGTTTGTCTATGTATCCTTTATTTCTTAATTCTTTAAATACAAGATTTTCAAAGGCAAACTCACCAGACTTATCAAGTCCAGCATTTCTCATGTCTCTAATCTTTTTAAGAAGATTTTCAAGGACTGATACATTATTTGAGTGCTTGATAACACTATTAATCTTATCAATCATATCAGAGACCTTTGATTTTAGCAAGTCCCTATCAACGTCACCAGTGTATTTTCCTGGAACCATAATCCATTTATTATTTTTAATTGAATATACTCCTTGATTCTTTCTGCGCTTTTTACCAACCTCTTCAATATAAGGTTCTACACCATGCCCATAAATTTTTACATCATGAGTCAATGCCCAAAGTTGTTTCTTGTCCTTATAATAATCAGACAACAAATCTGGACATTCTGTTTTAGTTTTATCAATTACCACATGCAAATCTAAATCTGAATACTTGGTATAATTATATCCAGCATTACCACCAAGAAGTAAAATATCTTCTATGCCTCCTTTATCAATTCCCACATAATCAACCCAAGCCATAGCAATCTTTTTCAATTGAGACCTAACTTTTGGACGAAGCATTTCTCCATCCCAAAAGGTAGGATTCAATTGATCATGAACTTGAAATGATATAGATTCTTTGTAAAATCCATTATAAGTTTTCATCTACCCTTTTTTAGATATTTATAAAAAGGGGGGAATGGATGATTCTGACCATCCTTCCCCCTGCGCCGACGATATTCAAAAGTATTTAGAGATAATCTTTACGAGCATGATGTTCTGGTACAATCTTTCCTAATCGAATGGTAAGTAATCCATCTTCAAAGATGACTTCTCTGACTTCTGTGTCATCTGAGAGTGTCCATGCTCTTTTGAAACTTCTTTGAGCCAGACCCTTGTGGATAAACGTC